CCCCGACCTTCACCGACGTTCGCCGCACCTGTGTCGAAGGGCCCTCGGGCATCATCAAGAGCCTGCCTAGCGGAGCCCTAGAGCAATACAACCGAAACAACGGTCAAATCACCCTGACCAACGGCTCCAAGATTCACATGGTCTCGGCAGATGCTGGCGAACGTGCTCGTGGTCTCAACCTCTCCTACGCCTGGCTCGACGAGTTCGCCGCGTGGAGGTACGAAGAAACCTGGACGGCTGGCCTCGCCCCTGCGCTCCGTATCGGCAACCCCCAGACCATCATCACCACCACGCCACGCCCGACCAAACTCCTGCGCGAGTTCATGTCTCGCACGGATGGCTCGGTAGTGGTGACGCGCGGATCTACGTTCGATAACGCCGCCAACCTTTCGCAAGCCGCCCTCGAAGAACTCAAGTCTCGCTACGAGGGAACGCGCCTCGGTCGCCAAGAACTCTACGGCGAACTGCTCCTTGACACCCCTGGCGCACTCTGGCGACTGAGCGACATCGACGAGACCCGAGTAGACGAAGCCCCCGAGCTCGTTCGCATCGTGGTCGCCATCGACCCAGCCGTGACCTCCGGCGAGGAATCGGACGAGACGGGCATCGTGGTAGTCGGCAAGGGAGCCGACGGCAGGGGATACGTCCTCGCAGACCGTTCCTGCCGTGACACGCCCTCTGGCTGGGCTCACAGGGCAGTCCAAGCCTTCCACGACTTCAACGCCGACCGCATCGTCGCCGAGAAGAACCAGGGCGGCGACATGGTGGAATCCACTATCCGCTCCGTGCTCTCGACAGCCCCCTACAAGGGCATCACCGCCAAGCAGGGCAAGCGCCTCCGAGGAAGCCCCATCGCGGCCCTCTACGAGCAGGGGCGCATCAGCCACGTCGGAGCCTTCGACATCCTCGAAGACCAGATGACCACCTGGCTGCCTGATTCCGGCCTCTCGCCCGACCGCCTCGACGCTCTGGTGCACGGACTGACCGAACTCGGACTAGCGGCAGGCTCAAGCGCCGACCGTTTCTTCCAAGAGATAGCGCCGCCCTGTGTCATCTGTGGGATGCCGGTCGCCGCAGGCTCAAGCAACTGCCCCTCCTGTGGGGCGCACAATAACGAATACGACCTCCGACAGGTCTACCCCCGATAGGACGAAATGGCGCTTCTAGACCGCTTCAGCCGCAAGGCACGAGACCAGAAACTCGCTGAGACCGTCGCCGAGGCTGTGAAGGCTGGGCTCTCGGGCTCACCGCTAGGGACGTCAAACTACAACCGCGCCACGCCGTCTGAGCCGTACTCAACTATCGGCGGTCAGGGCATCATCACGGGCATCGGGCAGGCTATCCCTATGGAGCGCCCAGGTGTCTCGCCTGACGGTGGTGGCTTCGGCGCGATGCTCGGCCCAGCTGCGCCACTCCTGCCGGCCCCCATCGACGTTGTGCTCGACGAGACGGGCCGTGCGCTTCCTCGTAAGTACGAGTACCAAGTAGCGACCAACCTGAACCTCACCCAGCAGGAAGTGCCCTACCAAGTGCTCAAGTCGCTGGCTGAGCAGTGCGACATCATCCACCGCGCCATCGAGATCCGTGTCGGCGACCTCGTGAAGCAGGATTGGTCGTTCGACCTTTCGGAATCCTGCATCGCCGAAATCATGGACGAGGAGAACTGCTCCCACGCAAAGGCCTCGCGTATCGGTCGCGAACGCTACGGGCAGGAAATCAACCGCCTCACCGCCTTCTGGAAGAACCCCTACACCCAGTCCGAGCGCTCATGGTCTGAGTGGCTCACCGAGGCGCTGTGGCAGGTGTTCGTCTACGACCAACTCTGCATCTACCCTCGCTACAACCTCGGCGGCGCTCTCATCGGCTTCGATGTCATCGACGCGCCCACCATCAAGATTCTGCTGGACAACCGAGGCGACGTTCCCCACCCACCGATGCCGGCTTACCAGCAAGTCCTCTGGGGCTTCCCTCGCGGCGAGTTCGTGGCATCCCCCGACAGCGACGGCGACTTCTACAACTCACCTGGCAAGTACGGGGAATACAAGACCGACCAGCTCAGTGTGTTCGTCAAGAACCGCCGCACCTGGTCGCCTTATGGGTTCTCGCCCGTCGAGGAAGCCATCCCAGCCGCAACGCTCTACCTCGACCGCCAGGCGTGGATGAGGGCTGAGTATCAGTTCGGCTCTACGCCTATGACGTGGATGAAGACGAACTCGATGGAACTCACCCTCGACAAGTTGGCAGGCTACGAGCGCGTCCTCAACGACCGCCTCACCGGATCTACAGCCGAGCGCCACCGTATCAAGGTGCTCCCTGACGGCTTCGACCCCGTAGAGACCCGAAGCCAGGACGAGAAGTTCAAGCCCGACTACGACGAGTTCATCATCAAGCGTGTTGACGC